CCTGAGGCGTTGCGCCGCCGCCCGTGCGCGGATACAGGTCGAGGATCGCTTGGCGCACGTTGCCGTCCTTGGCCTTGGCCGTGCCGCACAGATGCATCTTCACGTCCTTGCGGTAGACCATTTCCGCCTTCCCGCCCCACGCCTGGACGAACCGACCAATCCAGACGCAGGTTTCGAAGACTTCGCGGCCCACCGGCATGCCGTAGCTGGCGATCATCTCAACCGCGAGCGTCGACGCGCCGCGCGCCAGGACTTTCTCCAGCATCAGCGCGTTGGGCGCAACGCCGGACCCGAGAACCCGATCGCCCAACAGCAAACACCAGCCGGTCTGGTCCGTTCCCGGATCGAGCGCCAGAATTCCTCGGTCCGGCGGAACCGCCACCCGCCGCCGAGCGTATCGCTCGGGCTCGCAGACGAGGCACCCGTCGCAGCCCCGTGCCACGCACTGAAAACGCGTGCGGTCGATTCCCGCCAACGGATCCAACGCAATCTCCGCCTGTGCGGCATTCAGGTCCAATTCGGTCATGCGAGGGCTCCAATCATGTCCAGGGGCTGGCGACGCTTGTCGCCGGTGAATTGCAGGCTGTCGGCGTGGCGCCAGAGCTGGATCCGCCCCTCCCACTCGCCGTGTCGGTTCTTGTCGCAGATCAGCAACGTGTCAGGGGCGTCGTGCGTGTCGGCGGAGACTTCGCCGTCCTTGCGCAGCTCAGCCTCGGCGATCCGCTCCTTTTTCTTGTTCCGCCAGACGGTCAGCATCTGGTCGACCTGGTCGACGATGGCCCCGGAGCCCTTGGCCGAGAACTTGCCCGGCACCTGGTCCTCGTTCTCACCCTTCTTGGCGTGGTGGACCAGGTGGATGTGCATCCGCAGGTCGCGCGCCAGGGTGCAGAGCATGTCCACGAAGTCCTTCTGACCGTTGTAGTCGTCCTCGCCGCGCACGCACTTCATCAGGCTGTCGATCACCATGTGGCGCACCTTCAGGCGGTCAGCGCAGTACCGGATCACGGCGTACAGCATGGCCGGCGTCACGGTGCCCTGCTGGTCGTACAGCCACAGCCGTTCCCGGGACCAGTCGATCAGACGGTCCACGGCCTGCACGCTGGGGCGAGCGTTCATCGCGGTCTGCCGCAGCATGCGCTTCAGCGTCGCCTGCGGCTTCATTTCGAACGAGGCGATGCACACCCGTTCCCCCTGGGTCGCAAAGCCGATGCAGGCCTGGCCCAGCAGCTCGCTCTTGCCGTGGCCGTTGATGCCCTGCCACAGCGTCACCTCGCCCATTCGAAAGCGCAGCAAATCGTGCGTTTTGGACCACGGCAGCTTGGCGCCGGTGACCTGGTCCCCGTGCTCAACGGTGCGGACCAGGTCGTCGCGCCATGCCTCCGCGGCCAGCACCTTGGCCTGGGGTTCGGCTTCGGCCATGTAGGCCTGGAAGTCGACGTCGTTGGAACTGATGATCTGGCTCATACCCGCAGCTCCCGCAGGCCAGTGGCCGGATCCCACAGCAGGATCCCCCACTCACCCGATGCGATCGCTTTGGCGGGCGAGAAGTCGCGGACACGGCGCAGCAGCTGCATGGCGCGGGCCCGGGTCGGCGACACGATGTGCACGACCAACCCGACGACGACCCGCAGGTCCAGCGCCGCGGCGTTCTCGTCGTCGTGGATGTGGATGTCCGGGAACCCTACCCAGCGCCCGTTCGTCATCTGCCCGAGCTGGGCTTCCGGGTGGGTGAAGCGCCCGCAGGGTTGTTCGGCAGTCAGGCAAGTCAGCCAGACGTCGGTGGGCCGGTAGCCGGCCATGCGGGCCGCGATGAGGGTCTGGTGTCCGATCACACCGCGCCCTCCCACGGCTGGGCGCCGCCCTCGCCACCGAACAGGCCGGGCATCGGAGGCATGTCATCCTCCCAGCGTCGGCCGTTCAGGTACGTGGCCGGAGCAGGCTCGTAACCGCGTTTCCACTGCTCGGACTCGCACATCGCCTCGACGTGCTTGACGATTTCGTCCGCCAGGGTCTCCAGCCCGTGCCGTTTCCAGCGTTTGCAGCAGTCGGCCTTGTCGACCTTTCGCGGAGACTTCGGCCAAGCAGCCCAGAATCGGATGAAACCGGGTGGCACGTCGGCGCCAGCCGACAGGGGGTTTTCTTTTTTCCTTTCCTTATCCTCTCCACTCCACTCCGGGGGTGAGGACTCGACGATCACTCGGCGAGGGGGTGTTTCATCATCGGGCTTATAGGGTGGGTGCTTGTACGTCGGACGGTCGATTTTTTGGTGATGCCAACCCGTTACGTGCAGGAAGTCCTTGTTTTCAAAGGAGTAATAGACAATCAGGCCATTCGACGACAACTCGTCGAGCAGTTCCTGAATGCTCGACGACAAGATATCGTCTCCAGGGAACACGTTGGCCTTGATCGTCTTCGCACTGGCCACGTAGTTGCCTGCGTCGTCGCAGAAATTCCACAGGCCGATGAACAGTAGGCGAGCAATCGGCGAGCAGTTCATGACCTGTTCGCTGGTCCAGAATTCGGGTTTGATAGATCGGATGCGGGCCATTACACGGCCTCCTTGAACTTGTCGCTGTTGGCGGCCATCTTCTCGGCGCGAACGGACTCCCAGCGCGTGTATGCCCAGTCCCAGGTGGCGCGCTTGACCTCGCGGTCAATGTGAGCGGTGTTGAGCTTCGCCATGGGGTGGTGTTCACGACCCTGCCTTACGCCGACTGCGCGGCCCTTGCGCGCCATGTCCGTCTGGTTCTCTGCGGGTGTGCCCAGGAACAAGTGCGCGGGGTTCACGCATGAAGGGGTGTCGCAGGAATGGCACACGTACATACCCGCTGGAATCTCGCCGACGAGCAAGCGGAACGAAGCGCAATGGGCGCCGACAACCTTTCCGCCAAGATAGAAATTGCCGTAGCCGGTGGCCTTTTTGGCACCCCTCCATTGCCAGCAGCCCTCGGTGCGCACTACCTTCGCCAGGAATCTTTCGAGGGGAGTCATCAGCGCACCCATCCCGGAATCTCGTCGGGCCCGGACCAGCGCACGCCGCGCTCAGAACCGAAGGCGTCGATCAGGTCGATCAGCTCGCCCATCTTGCGCTGGCTCATCCCGCTGGTGCTCTCCCCCAGCATGACGAAGCCACCGCGCAGGCCCGCGGCAATGCGCTGCTCCTGGTTCAGGCTGGCGGTGAAGATGTCCTTCCAGGCCTCGGGGGATAGCTGCTCTTCCACGCCGTTGACCGGCCAGCGCAACTGGCGCGCCACGTCATTCAGCATGGCCCACATCTTCGCGTTGAGAGACAGCTTGCGCGTGGGCTCAGCCGGCGGCAGGAAGAAGAAGCCATCCGGCGCCGCGTCGATCGCCTGGTGCGCGCGCTGGCGCGTGCGGGAGTTCAGCGGATACCGCATTCTTACCTCGTCCCGCACTCGCCCATGCCGGCACGTGCGCAGTGGCAATTTGCCCCGATCTTGGCTCCGTAGGCCAGGAAGTCCATGTAATCAGGGCTGGTAACCACCATGCCCAGGACCTCGATCGCAGCGTCGATCTTGTCGATCGTCAGCCCCATCTGGCCAGAAAGAAAGCGGCTGACCTGGCTGTCGTCCCAGCCAAGCCGGTCACGGGCCTTCGCGCGCGTCGACGGGTCAGTCAGCGCTTGGCGAAAAGCCCGCTCCATCGAGGGCTTTTGCATGTGGAAATGCACCGGTGCAGGCGCGTTCATGGTCGTTCAACCTTCTGAAAAAAGAGCTGCGTGCGGTTGCACGCGGGGCCGCGCAAACTGGCGGCATCGATACAACGGAGTCGCGAAATGACCGAAACCGAGAAACTGCTTGCTGCCGCCCAGGAAATCGCCAGGCGTGCCTTCGATGACCCGTCGGAAAAGACGGTCATGGACCTTTTCGACGAGCTGCGCGCAGAGCGCGACCGCCGGGCCTGGGAAGGCTCCGACGCCGCAGGCGCGACGGTGCACTGAGCCATGGCCAGCATCGAACTGGGCGGCCATCCCCAATCGGATACGATGGAATTTCCACATATCAACCGTTTCCGAAAGGGGATTGACCATGAGCGACACGATTTCCCTGTCCTGCGCGAAGTGCGGCAGCACAGAATTCAGATATCCGGACGGTATCCAGGCAAACCTGCAGGACGACGACACGATCACCTGCAACGGGTGTGGCGCAGAAGGCAAATACGGAGCCATCATGGAAAGCGCGAAGAAGCAGGCCATGGATCAGATCAAGACCAGCCTCGGGAAACTGTTCAAGTAGTCGCCCGATCATTCGCTCGAGGGCGGCCGACGCTAATGCAGTGTCGGCCTGTAGGGTCAAAATCTGGTCTGACATCAAGCCGCCTCCTGCCGCTCGGCCAGCTCGGGCCAGACGCGGGACCAGTCGCCGGGACGCAGATCACGGCGGCTTACTTCGCCGCCGGTGGCCCGCTCTATCGCTGCGCAATGCTCGACCGGAACAGGTCGGCGGCCCGTGCGCCACTGATAGACGAGTGCCGGGGACACTCCGACCTCGCGCGCCAGCGCTGCAGCACTGGTGGCGTCTTCCCGGTTGAGATATCGATTCAGGTCCATGGCCCAAACTATAGCGTTGCTACAGTTCAAACACAAGCCATGCTACAGAATAAATTGAATAGCATCGCTATATGAGAATTTGGACCATCGAGGAAGAAGCGGCAGCGCTGCGCGAACGCTTTCAGGGCGTAAACCGCGCCGCGTTCGCACGCGACCATGAGGTCAAGGGTGGGCAGGCGATGATCTACCAGCACATTACCGGCCGCCGCCCTATCAGCATTGAGGCTGCCATGGCCTACGCGGCCGGCTTCAATTGCAAGCTCGAGGAAATCAGCCCACGCCTTGCTCTGGAGGCACAAAAAGCGGCCGCGCTGTCGTCTGAGACGATCGCGCCTCAAGTCTCCGAATCCTCCGTCTGGCCCTTCCCCTCCATCTCCGAAGCGGACGTGCGCGCCCTCTCCCCTGGCCAGCTTGGGCAGTTGGAAGGTGCCATCGCCCTGGCGATAGGACAGCTTCGACTCGGCGTGGATGTTGCTCCGGCCCAACGCGCCGCCGCGCCGGCTCCGCGATCCGGCGGCTTGGTCGACATCGACGCCGCGGCGGATGAGTTCCCGATGCGCATTGGCGGCGTCCCGGCGCCGTGGGAGCCCGGCGGCACGACTACCAGGCAGATGGAACGCCATAGCCAGGGCCTGCGCATCAGCCAGGCGGTCAATGTCGGGCACGTCGAAGACTCGGGCTACTCCGCGAACGACCACGAATTCATTCCCATCCCCGAGCTGGACGTGCGCCTAGCGGCGGGCAAGCTCGGCATAGAGAACTATCAGGAGACAGAAATTGGCCAGATTCTGCTCCGCCGATCATTCCTCGAGTCATTCAAGCGGCCGATCAAGCGCATGCGCATCTGCTATGGCAATGGTCCTAGCATGGAGCCCGTCATCCGCCATCGGAACCCGATGCTTGTCGATGTCCACCCGGTCTCGCTGGATGAAGTCCAACCGCGTTTCGTCTATGCCATCAATCGGGGCGGAAAGATGATCGTGAAATGCCTGGAGCGCTGGAAGGATGGGCGGTGGATGGCCATTTCAACCAATCCTGCCCCAGAGCATCATCCGTTCCCCCTGGCTACCGATGACGGAGGCGAGGTACGCATCATAGGCACCGTGCTGTGGTCCCCCTACGACCTGCGCAATGGAGTGGATGAGCGACTGTTGCAAGGCTGGCATCAGGCCTCGGGATGGTGAGGCGAGTACGAATGCCGGTGCGGGTGCTTGGGCGCCCCGTTTGGGCTGGGGTTCGCCTAGCTTAAATGTTGCTCGGCCTGATTGCGGCGTACGCGCCTTTTCAAGACCCTTTGATCTGAGTGTGACGAAATGCGAATTCTTGGTCTTAGTGCATCAATCCTTGCCATCGTGGCGCTGAATGGATGCGCCCAACGCCCGCCCACGCAATCGCTTGCGCCGCCTCAGCCAACACCGACATGCTCTTCGGAAGTGAGCTGTGCGCAAAAATGGGCTGATGCGCGAGAGGCCATCCAGTCGGTAGTCGGAATGCGGCTTCGCACCACCACCGACACCTACCTGGAAACCTACGTTAGAAACCGGATGCCGTTTCTCGTAGGGAAGGTCGAGAAGGTGCCCTTGGGCGGCACTAAGTACGAAATTAGAGGGCGTGTTGAATGCGCCGATCGCAATCCTTCGTTGTGCGGGAACCTGCCTTATACGGGAACGAACGCCTTCAACGCGATAGTCGGGACAGAATAATTTGCCCAAGAAAAGGCGGCCGCTGGGTGGTCCGGTCATTCAACGAACGCTACCAGGACGTCCCGCTGGAGAACGGCGCGCCGGTCCGAGTGCTTGGGCGTGTAGTGTGGGCTGGAGTGCGGCTGGCGTGAGGGATGGTGAGGCGGGGCGGTAGGGGCCTACGTAGAACCGCTATAAGATTCACGAAATGGATTGCCCTACGAGGCGCAACTCTCCCGACACATAAAATATTGAAGGAGTAACCCTTGAGTCTCTCTAGCGAAATACGCCGCCTCGAAAACAAATGGAGGACCGGGCAATCTTGGCCGAAGCGTCTCGAGTGGCTTGAAATTACCGGCATACGAGGCTGGCAAGGTCAACGCATCGATTTCCAATTTCCCATAGTGGCAATTGTTGGGGAAAACGGATCTGGGAAAAGTACAGCGCTTCAGGCTGCGGCATCAATCTATCAGTCTCAAGATGATGATCGCTTCGCATCAGAATTCTTTCCGGACACTCCTTTTGAGCGGGTTCATGGGGCAATCATCAGATTTTCATACAGAGAGGGCAACCAGTCACAGACAAAGACTGTCCGCAAGCCTTCTGACCGATGGCGTGGCAACCCGGAACGCCCAAAACGTGAGCTACGTTACGTAGACTTAAGTCGGATTCAGCCCGTCGGCGCTCGCGTTGGGTACGTAAAACTTCTTAAGTCTAACGTCGCCGAGGGCGATCACACTGCGTTCGACGATGACAAACTCGCCCGATTCTCAGAAATCATGGGGCGCCAATACGCGGCAGCCGGCCTGTCGTTAACCGACGCCGATCAGCGGCGAGCCGTACCAGTGCTTCAGAATTCCACAGCGCGCTATTCGGGCTTTCATCAAGGTACGGGAGAAATCGCAGCAGCAGAGTTATTGGCAGTTGAGTTCCCGAAGTACGGACTGGTCCTAATCGATGAAATTGAAACCTCTTTGCATCCAAGAGCGCAGCGACGGCTGATAAGAGACTTGGCTCGCATCGCAAGAGAACAAGAGCTGCAGATCATAGTTACCACTCATTCACCTTACATTCTCGATGAACTACCGCCAGAAGGGCGTATTTACATCATGAATGGCGTGGAAGGTAAGACTGTTGTCACCGGCGTAAGCCCAGAGTTCGCTATGACAAGAATGGACGAGGAACAGCACCCGGAGGCTGATGTTTATGTCGAAGATAACCGGGCTTCTGCCCTCGTCGCAGAGGCACTTGTCAGGGTTGATGGGGCGCTTAGAAGTCGGACCAAGATCAGTGCTTTCGGCAGTGCGTCTGTTGGAAACGCACTCGGGCAGATGGTCGCTGCAACGCGCTTCCCTCGCCCTAGCGTCGTTTTCCTCGACGGAGACCAAGCCAGGGCACCGGGCTGCCATGTGCTGCCCGGTGGAGACGCGCCTGAAATCGTGCTCTTCAATTCCCTGCAACAGATAAATTGGCGTGACGTCGCGCAGCACATTGGCCGCGGGCCTGCAGATACAATTGATGCGCTGAATGAGGCCATGGCGGCTCAGGATCATCATCATTGGCCGCGAATTGCTGCGGATCGCCTTTTCGTTGGAAGCGACCAATTGTGGCAAGCAATTTGCGTGGCATGGGTCGCACACTGCGCTACAGCGGAACAATTGGAAGAGATTGCAACGCCAATACGCGACATCCTTCCCTAATGTGAACCGGCCTAACCCGGCTCTGGAGCGAGTCTAGAGCCGGGTTAGGCCGGCTTCCTTTCTGATCCAGCCGCCTCCGGGCGGCTTTTTGTTGCCCTGCCCGCCTCGAGCGGGCTTTTTTGCGTCGGTTACAAAAATTCTGTAGCGTTGCTATTGCATTGAATCTGTAGCGTTGCTATATTTCTCCCAACGCCTCACCGAGGCAACGCCCGCCACCCGGCGGGATGGAAAAAGGGAGAAAGAAATGTTCGCCGTCATTGAAACCAACAACGCAAGCCACATCGCCATCCACATCCCCAAGGAAGGCGCCGACAAGTCGCTGCCCGCGCTGGCGGCGATGCTGGAACACAACGCTACCTTCATCAATAAGGGCTGGCGTGAGATCAACGTGGTCAAGCCCAGCATGCACATCATCCTGGGCGACAAGTTCGACACCGAGTCCGACGATGCCGGCGAACTGCTGATTCAGGCCTGCGCCGACGTGGTCAGCGACGACTTTGTGATCGCCACGCCCGAAGTCTTCGTCAGCAATAAGACGGCGATTGCCAAGAAGCAAGAAGAGATCGACCGCCTGCGCTCCGAGCTTCAGAGCGTCAAGTTCCAGCTCGATGCCGCCAACGCGCGGATCACGGAGCTGCAGGCGCCCGACTGCGAAGAAGCCTGACCGCATCCTGCGCGACGGGACAGGAGACACCATGCTTCCCCTCACCTACCCCACCGAGTGCGGCACGTCCGCGGTTGTGCGTCCGCTGACCGACGCCGAGCGGCTGGCCGAGCTGCGCCGCGATCTGGATGCCGACTTGCACTACGCCCTGGTGGCGCAGCGCTACGTGCGCTGGCCCTATGGCGAACCGGAGCTGGCCGCCGAAGCGTTGTATGCGGCCACCATCGGCGCCCCTGACGCCCAAACCGACGCCGAAGCCGCGTTCTCCCTGGTTGTCCGTGCCGCGGCGCGCGGCGAGTCCGCGGTGTCGGTCGGCACGCTGTTTGTCGAGTGGACCAAGCTGGCCCGCGCCCGGCTGCTGGACACGCTGGTCGAGCTGACCGAGGACGGCCAGCGCATCACCTTCGGGAGCCGGCAATGAATGCGTACCTGATCCTGTGGTCGCTGTCGCTGGTTGCGCTGGTGGCCGGAGACGAGTTCTTTTACCGCCGCTTCCGTCGCGGCATGGGGAGCGAGGAATGACGACGAAATACACGCCTGGGCCATGGGGGGTCCGCTACGACTACGTGGTGCAGGCTGCCTCGTTCGATGATGGCCGTCTCGTTCCGGTCGCTCAGCCCTACGGCGTGAACAGCGACGGAACCGACCTGTTCGCCAACGCCCGCCTGATCGCCACCGCGCCGGAGCTGCTGGAGGCGCTGGAAGCCGAGCAAGAATGGCGCGCCCGCGAAGAGGCTGGCGCTCTCGATCCCGAATGGGACTACGACACGATGGTGGCTTCCAGGCGTCGCGCCGCCATCGCCAAGGCCAAGGGAGAGCAGCAATGAGCATGATCAACGACGGCGGCCCGGCGTTTCCCGGGCCCGATCAAACTGAATGCACGGTCGATATTCACGAGGGCATGACCCTGCGCGACTACTTCGCAGCCAGGGCCATGCTCGGAATTATTACCGGCGACAGCCCGTGGCGGTCAGCAAAATACACGCCTGACAATCGCCTGACGAACGTCGAGAACGACGCAAAGCTCGCCTACCGGTACGCCGACGCCATGCTGGCCGCCCGAGGTGCCCAATGATCCGCCGCCTCCTGCGCGACCGCGACAACCTCGTCGCCGCGTTCACCGTCGCCGCCGTGCTGACTGCCCTGGTCTTCGGCTACGGAGAAGTCCAGCAGCGCGACGAATCCACCCTCACCGCCTGCGAAGGCTGCGGCAAGACCGCCTATGCGGCGAAGTCGCCATGAAAGCCGAGGACGCCTACCCGCCGGGTACGCCCGACCAATTCCTGCGAGCCCACCGCGGCCGCGCCGTAGCAATCGTAGAAGCCGACCAATCGGGAGCAATCAATGAGCACCGTAACCATGATTCTCGGGCAGTCCGGTACCGGAAAGTCCACAAGCCTACGCAACCTCGACCCGTCGCAAACCCTGCTGATCCAGGCCATCAAGAAGCCCCTGCCGTTCAAGAGCGGTAACTGGAAGCCGGTCAACAAAGAGAACCCGGCCGGCAGCATCTTCGTCTGCGACTCGGCGGCCACCATCGTCGGCGCCATGAAGCGCACGAAGCGTCCGATCATCGTGATCGACGACTTCCAGTACGTCATGGCCAACGAGTTCATGCGCCGCAGCGCCGAAAAGGGCTTCGACAAGTTCACCGAAATCGGCCGCAACGCCTGGGACATTTTGGCCGAGGCTGCGCGCTTGCCCGATGAGGTTCGCGTCTACGTCCTCTCCCACGTCGAGACCACCGACGACGGGCGCACCAAGATCAAGACCATCGGCCGGATGCTGGACGAAAAGATCACGCTCGAGGGCATGGTTTCCATCGTGCTCAAAACCGTGGTGCAGGACGGCCAGCACTTCTTCGCCACCCGCAACAACGGAAGCGACACCGTCAAGACCCCCATGGGCATGTTCGACGCCGACCTCATCGAGAACGACCTGGCCGCCGTGGACACCGCCATCTACCAGTACTACGGCCTCACCGAAGCCGCCTAACCCAGGAGCAAGCATGTACGCACTCGCGGAAGGTCTTTCTTACGACCCGGTCACAGGAATTCTGACTTGGGAAAAATCGCCTTCGGCGAATGTGACGCCTGGTCAGAACGCTGGCTCGTTTGATGGTCGTGGCTACCGCGTAGTGAGTGTTGGCGGTAAACGCTGGAGCGCCCACCGTTTAATTTGGACGATGGTCAACGGACCTATCCCATCCGGATACGACGTAGACCATATCAACGGCGACCGTCAAGACAACCGCCTCGAAAACCTGCGCCTTTTGACAAGGGCAGAGAACAACCAAAACACGCGGTCGGCGCGGCGCGACAGCAAGAGCGGCCTGCAAGGCGTAACGATCCATCGCCGCAGCGGGCTTTTCAACGCTCGCATCAAGCTCAATGGAATCAGTCAATCACTCGGCTATTTCACAACTGCCGCCGAAGCGCACGAAGCATACGTGCAGCGCAAGCGCGAAATTCACCCCGCAAGCACCATATAACCAGGAAGACCACCATGTATCAATTGGACCCCGCGGCCGCAAAGGCGGCCGAATCCACCGGTAGCCGTATCGCCGAGAAAGGCAAGTACAAGGGCAAATTCACGCGCGCCCAGCATGTCGTGTCCGAAAAAGGCACGTTCGGTATCGACTTCGACTTCGTTGCCGATGGCGGCCAGAAGGCCCGCTTCGCCATCTACACGCAGCGCGAGGATGGCACCCAGGTCTACGGCTTCAAGCAGCTCTCTGCCCTGATGGCTTGCCTGTCGCTGCGCACCCTCGCCGAGCCGAAGGACACGCCTGCCAAGGTGTACGACTTCGACCAGCAGCGCGAGTTGGATACCGTCGTCCCGCAGTTCACCGAGCTGCTGGGCAAGCCTGTCGGCCTGCTCTTCACCATGGAAGAGTATCGGCCGGGCAAGTGGCGCCCCAATCTGGCCGGCGTATTCCAGGCCAACACCGAGTTGGTCGCGTCCGAGATCCTGGAACGCAAGACCCAGCCGCTGCAGCTCGCCAAGATGGTCCAGGCGCTGCGCGACAAGCCGCTGCGCACCGGCGGCGGCTCCCTGGAAGACGGCAACCGTGCCGCGGCAGCAGCCGGCGCGTCGGCCCTCGACGATGACATTCCTTTCGCCCAGGCCTTTGGCCGCAAGGCGCACTACTTCTGAGGCCAGCCATGAACATGCCCCTCTACGCGCTCACCCAGGAATACCGCGCGCTCGCCGTGCGCCTGGCCGAAGGCGACTTCGACGAGAAGGCCGTCGCCGACACCATGGAAGCCAGCGGCCTGCCTGAGCAGATCGGCGACAAGGCCCAGGGCTGCGAGATGGTCGCCCGCACCTTCGAGGCAGACATCCCCGCGATCGACGCCGAGATCAAGCGCCTGCAGGAACTGAAGAAGGCGCGCCAAGCCCGCGCCGATGCGCTGCGTGACTACCTGCTGCGCAACATGATCGCCAGCGACATCCAGGTGATCGAGTGCCCGCTGTTCCGCATCAGCATCGCCAAGAACCCGCCCGCCGTGGAAGTGTTCGACGAAAAGCAGATCCCGGCCGACTACTTCACCAGCCCGCCGGCCCCGCCGCCCAAGCTCGATAAGACGCTGATCGCGCAGGCGCTGAAGGACAACCACGACGTTCCGGGCGCGCGCCTGCGCCAGGGCGTGCGGCTGGCCATCCGCTGATCTCCCTGGGCGGCGCCGCCACCGACGGAGGAATCCCCAGGCGCCGCCCGCCCTATTACCCACGTAGCACCCTGGAGCCCTGCCCCATGTTCAGCATCCACCAACAAGAGTGCCGCATGCACTTCATTTCCCGGACCAACAAGCACGGCAACGAGCGCGTGCCGGCCGCCACGCTGCAACTGGTGTACCGCAGCAGCAACGACGTTCTGTCGGAATTCAACTCCGACCTGAAGGCATCGCTGTACCGCCGGCCCCACAACGACGAGGGCGACATGGCCGACCAGGCCGACACGCGCCTGGATGACCCCGGCTATCTGCCCTGCCTGAAGTACCCGAACATGAAGAACAAGGTCTCGCTGGCCGACAAGATCGTCGGTGCCACCGTGACCATTCACCACGGCATCGGCGGCAAGTCCGACCTGGCCCTGGATGAGTGCATCGTCGACAAGTTCCAGTTCGATCCTCAGGAGGGCGGCACCGTCGTCGTGTCGCTGAATGTGGCCTGCATGCCATCGGCCGGCCAGGCGGGCGAGTTGCACATGAAACAGGACCAGGACGTGGTCGTCACGATCACGCCGCCGGACGCCGAGGGCGGCCCGACGCTGATTTGACCGATCAATGGCCGGCCCGGCGGCGGGCTCCGTCCCTCCCCCGCCCTACCGCTGCCGGTGCCCGGCCACCCTACACAGAGAAGACCATGAGCAAACCCACCTTTACCCCCGGCGCAGACGTGTATAACGCCGCCGGCGCGGTTGCCCAGTATGTCGGCCCGGCCCCGTATGGTGGCCATGTCGTGATGCCGACCTACGAATACGACTATGACGAGGAACCCCATTTCGGCGACCCCGAAATTTGGCCCGAGGTCTTCGCCACGCCGCCGCGCGAGAAGCTGGCCGGCGACCTTGCCGAGCTGCACCAGGACATCAAGGACGCGCGCGAGCAGCTTGACGTCGTTCTGGAGAAGGTGGCCGAGGCCGAGCGCACGAAGGTGATTCTGGAACGCGAGGCCGCGAAGACCCCCGATCTGGCTCCGCTGGCGCTTTGGCTCTCTGGCGAGGCCAAGTTCGCCGTGATTCTGGGCGGAGACTACGGCAGCCAGTTCTATGTTCAGGGCGTCAGATCCGGCGAGATTCCCGAGGTATTCAAGAGCAACGACCGGGACCACGATATCCGCCTTGTGGCGCTCTACTGGGAACCCAAAGCCGAGCACACCTACAACGTCCGCATTGCTCGGTATTCCGACGGCAGTGGTGACAAGGCTTGCCGCGTCTTCTTCGGCCGCACGGAGCAGGAAGCCTTTGACGCTGCCGCCGCCCATATCTCCTACCAGCAACAGATCCACCACAACGACCACCACTATCCGCAGATCGGCCTTTGGCTCGAACACTTCGGCTATGGACACCTGATCACGCCGAAGGTGCGCGAGAAGATGGAGGCCTACAAGGTGAAGGCGCGCGAGAACCTTGCCAAGAGTGCACGCGACCAACTGGCGCGCGCCGAGGCTGCGCTCGCCGCTGCGCGCGAGGCGGCCCAGCAGGCAGAACAGGCGGCCTGACCATGATCCCCGCCATGAACCGCCAACAGCGCCGCATGATGGAAAAGCAGCAGGCCCGCGTGCGCGCCACGCGGCGCCCGCGCCCCGAGCACATCCCCATGCTGGTCAAGGCGCAATACACCCTGGAGCCGCTGGAAACGCTGCTGGACCAGATTGAACGATGCGGAACGGTCGACACCGCTCAGGGCGAAGCCATCTTCCCGAACCACGCGGACGGCGCCTGGTATCCAGCGGTGGGCGCGGTCGCGGGCATGGCTGACTTCTTTGAAATGTGGGCAACCCGCCACGGCAAGCCGCTGAACGTGTCGGCCCTGCGCCAGTTGGCCGCCAGGCTGGAAAACGGCATGCCCGTGGACCAACCGCTGGCCGACCGCCTGCGCACGCTGTTCCCGGTTCTGCGCCGAGTGGGCGCCACGCTTGACCCACACGACGCGGAAGACCTGATCCGCCAGACCCTAATCAAGAACGAGATGGAGGCGCGGACGTGATGCTACGGGCGCTTCCCTGCACGAATCTCCAAGCTGATCCGTTCCATCTCTTCCCTGGCCTTGTACTCACGGAGCCGCGCCTTGTCTACCGCGTCGTACAGCTCATCAGTCCGTTCGCCGCCTACCAGTCGAGTCCACAGCCGCATGTGATCGTCGTGCGCTGCTTCGTACTCGGCCATCACGGCGCGCTCTTCAGCTTTGAAATCCATATCGCCCTCCCTTTGTTGGCAGGGAAATCGTACCCCAACCCCTTGGAGCTGACATGACCCCCATCCCCGCCGGCTGGAAGCTGGTACCGATTGAGCCTACTGCTGAAATGTGGGCCGCCGTTAACAAGCTGGACGACGAAATGGCCGCGGGCGCCTATGACGGCAAAGGCGCGTCCATCGAGCAGGTATGGAACTGCCTGGTGGAAACTGCGCCCGAATCCCCTCCCGTCACCGTCGCCCTTGACCCCGACCCTCGCGGTGTGAGCGTAGGCGTGTGGCAGGGATCGCGCTGCATCTACTCCGGGGCGCATGCCCTGCCCGCCTCTGTAGCGTCTGGGGATGCGCAGGACGAGCAGGCCGCGCAGGATGGCAAGCGTCCTGACCTCGATTGGATCTCGGGTGTCTGCGTCACTGACACTGTGGGCAGCGGATGGTGCGTGCGGATCGACGGCACCGACATATTCGAGGATGTGAACCGCTTTGGCTGCAAAGGGCGGCGCTCGTTTCAGATCGCCAAAGGACTGGCCAGCAAGCAACTGGCCCAGCGCGCGGCGGTGGAATGGTTAACCGGCCAACTTTCCGCCCTTGCCGCTCCCGCTGCTGGCGATGCGCTGGACAAGGCGCGCCTGGATTGGCTGGAGCAGCACGACGGCCGATTCTTCAACAAAGACAGGATCTCCAGCATCGTGGGCGTGGGATTTATCGTTGCCGGCGATCTTACCGGCATGCGCCACCAGTCCGTCCGCGCTGCCATCGACGCCGCCATTGCCCAGCAGAAGGGAGAGGCGTGATGCTGACCATCAAGGACAAGCCAGGGTGCATCACTGTAGCTGACATGCGCGACTACTTCGAAGGCGCGATCAACAACACGCCGGCGTTCAAGGCGAATACGCCTCTCGGCGTGATGGAGATTAACAACACCTTCTCCCACTACCTCGACAGCGACACCGACACGATGTGGATCGGCTTCGCCCTCGGCATGCGGTGCGCGGAACGTATCGCGGCCGCCCAGCCCACCACCAGCGCAAAGGAGCCCTCCCATGGACGGTAAGCGCTCCCTCTGGCTGGCCCTGCTGCTGGCCATCCTGTACGCCCCGCGCGCGATGTGGGGATGGATCAAGCGCCGCGTCAGCGGCAACCCCGCCGGCACGAATGCGAGCCGGTGGGATGGAGATAAGAAATGACCACCGAGAACAACGCCGCCCAGCCCGTGCTGACGGATACACAGATAGAGAACATTCGTATTCGGGCTGAAAAGGACAGCCGCCGTTTCGGGCGCACCGTTGATATTCCTCTGCAGGCCGATTTGCTCCTGGCCCTGCTGTCCAAGCTGCGCGCCCCTGTAGCCGATGAGCGGGCGTTGCCGCCGATGCCGAAGCCGACCGTTATTTGGCATAGTGACTTCACTAACCAAACGTACTATGGCTACATCGCCGATGACATGCGCGCCTACGCCCGCGCCTACGCCCTGGCAAGCGCCCCTGTAGCCGGGGAGGCGCAGCCTGCGGCGTGGGTCGCCGCCGATACGCTCAACTCCCCGCATCCGACGTGCATTTCGTCGCTCGCCTATATGTCGCAGCTCGACCGGGAGCGGGGCCGTGAATACGTGCCGCTCTACGCCGCGCCCCAGGCCAGCGAGGCGGACATCATCGAAGATGTCGCCAAACAATGGGACGGCTGCATCTACGACGCCGGGCCGGGCGGGGATATCGACATTGGGAAGGCCATTCGTAACGCAGCCAGCAAGCACAAGGGGCACCGCGCCCTCAAGTCCACCCCCGCGCCCACGGCGGCAGAGGGCAGCGAGGATGACATGCTGACCATCGCTTACCTCGCAGGAGCGCAGGCAGAGAAGGAACGCGCTGCCGTCCTGGCCGGCCGGCGGGAGCGCGCCGAGGATGACCTACCAGCGTTCATGCAATCCCGCATGACCCCGTGGGGCCTGCTGGTCCAAGCCTGCCGCATTGTGGTCGGCACGACGCTGATGGATATGTCCCGGGAACTGGGTATCCGCCCGTCTTCGCTTTCATCCTACGAGCACGGCCGCAAGGGATTGAACGACCATTTTGTCATCGAGGTGATGCGGTTCTTCGAAGACCGGGGACTCTGCATTCCTGCGACGTCTTGGCGCAAAGCAGCCATAGCTGCCACCCAGGCCGAACAAGGAGAGCGGGATGCAGGTTGAGCTGACCATGGTTGAGTTGAAGATGCTGGGCTCCGTGCTGAACAACCACAGGTACATGCTCAGGGCCATCAAAACGGACGCCACCATTCCGCAAGCGGTGAAGGACGCGGAAGCAGCCAAGCACCAGCGCGCCTGCCAGATCATGCGCAAGCTGCGTGCCGCGTACAAGTCGCAGCGCCCCAAGCGTTCCGTTCCGGCTCCTGCTCCGCAACCCATCGAGGACGGAGGCGCGGATGTCTGACTGGCAACCCATGACGATCAAGCCGCCGAGGCCTGGACAGTACCACGTCCGCGTGCGCATCACCGAAGGCCGGTATCTGTCGAAGCTGGTGCGCTACTGGGACGGCACCCAGTGGTCCTCGCGCAATGGCAGGTTGCCCACTGGCTTCGGCAACTGGGGCGACCTCTCGCAGCAATTCTGGCGCGAGATTGCTGCCCAATCCCACCCCAAGCAGCACACCAACGGAGGCGCGGTATATGGCTGACCTGAAACCTTGCCCGTTCTGCGGGTCGAGTTCCATCTTCTATGACCGCTGGTATGCAATGCACTGCTTCTCATGCGGCGCGCAAGGTCCGGATGCAGACGATCTGGCGAACGAGGCAGCTGCCGCCACTTGGAACCAGCGCGCCGCCGCCGAGATTGGCGCAAAGATGCAGGAGACCGGCAATGGCTGACCTGCCCTACCTCGCCCTGCTGGGCATCGCCCTGGGCGCCGTCGTGGCGCTCGCCCTGGCCCTGCACCGCTGGCTGAGCCGAGAAATCGAAAAGGAAGAACGGGAGGAGCGATGACGAAGCCACCTTACCTCACCGATGAGGAAATCGGCGAGATCTGCGACCCGTTGACGCAGCCGCATGCGCAGCTACGATACTTGCGCGGTCTGGGCATCCCGGCATCCCGTAAACCCGGTGGCCGGCCCCTCGTCGGTCGCGCAGCCTTCGAACGAGCCATGGCCGGAGCGTCTGCCATGGCGGCGGATGTACAGCCAGACGAACCACCCAGCGCGCAACCTGATGCGGCTGCCCTGGATCGTGTAATCAAGCAAAGGAAACATGGGACGCAAGCGCAAATCCACTGACCAAGGCCTGCCGTCGCGCGTCTACATGAAGCACGGCGCCTTCTACTACGTCCATCCCGGCGGAAAATGGGAGCGGATCGGCACCGACTTGGCGGAAGCGCGAAAGCGCGGCGAACTCTACAACGACCCCGCCGGCCTATACGGCACTGTGGCCTATTGGTACGGCATGTACCTGGCAAGTTGTAAGGCCAGGGTCGGTTTGCCGAAGTCACGGCGCGGCCTTTCCCAGCGCACCTATGACGACTACGTCGACGCGAGCGAGCCGCTGATAGCCTTTTTCGGCAAGATGTTGCCGCACCAAGTCGCGGGTTATCACGTGGCGCAGTACCTTGACGCAGGTGCCGCCGCGGATCGCTCGGTCCGTGCAAACCGGGAAAAGGCTGCCCTTTCGGCGGCATTCAGTTGGATGATGCGCCAGCCGGACGCGGGCGTTAAGTCCAACCCTTGCTTCGGGATTGCCCGAAACCCGGAAGAGAAGCGGGACCGGTATGTCGAACACCACGAATACGCTCTGATCTATGCGCAATGCACCAAACCCGAGCGTATCCTTATGGACCTGATTTACCGGACACTGCAACGCCCGGAAGACATCATCACGTGGACGGCGGCCAATTTCACCACCAAACGAGAGGCGGACGGGACCACATGCCGGATCATTCGTAACCGCCAGGGGAAGACAGGTCAGACCGTGGACATACTGATCACCCCGGAGATTGACGCCATCCTCGCCATGGCGGCCCCAGGTGGCGCAGCGCTCGGTCCGGGTCTTACGCTCGTCCGCACCCGCCAGGGAAAACCCTACACCTACGACGGGATCTCTGGAATGCTGCGGCGGCGTATCTACGCTTCGGTTGCCGACGGCAGCCTGTCGGAGCCCTTCGGCTTCTACGATCTCAAGGGGAAAGGTGCCACCGACATGTGGCTGGCCAAGGTGCCGTTGACGGAAATTCAGGCGCTGTGTGGCCACGAGTCGGTTCGCACCACCGAGATATACGTCAAGGCGCGGTGGAGGGGCACCGTCAGCCCGAATTTGACCACCCTTCAGGCTGTCTAATATCGGCCGGTGACCCACGAAGACATGCGGGCCTCAAGACACCTGACAAGCCCCGAATATTAGACGTCGCCGGCAGAAAAAGCTCGAATTCATGCGGGTTTGCGCCGAGGTCGGGCACCGGAATCATAATCCGCAGGTCCCCTGTTCGAATCAGGGATGCGCCACCAGAGAATTCAAGGGCCTCCGCGTAAGCGGGGGCTTTTTCGTTTGGGTCGTTTTAGACGGAATATTAGACACCGTCTAATATCCAGTAGGCCGTACAGTGCCACTGGAGACGCCCTATGTGTGGTCGCATCGCCCAGAAGTCAGCACCCGAAGACTACGTCGAGATCCTATGGCCGAATGCCCGGCTGATCTTCGATGACGTGGCCGGGCCGCGGTACAACATCCCGCCCGGCACAAAGCCGCTGACCATGCACCGGCTGGTAGACCAGGCCGAAGCGCTGGCCAGACTGCCCTGGGGCTATAAGCCGCACGGCTCCCGGTTCTTCATGGTCAACGCCAAGCTGGAGACGATCGAGCGCCACGGCTGGCCCTGGAAGCTCATGATCGGCGCCGGCCGCATCCTGGTGCCGGCCGACGGCTGGTACGAATGGAAGGCGCTCGATAGCGGCCCGAAGCCAGCCAAGCAGCCCTACTACATCCATGGCGACGCCCCGCTACTCTTCGCAGGTCTGAGCGCGTGGCGCCGCGGTGCCGAGCTGGACGAGGCCCACGGCTTTGCCATCGTCACAAACGACGCCCTGGGCGGCATGGTCGACGTGCACGACCGGCGCCCGGTGGCGCTGCCGCCTGAGCTGGCCAGGGAATGGGTGGACCCGGCGACGCCGGTGGCCAGGGCGATGGAGATCCTGCGCGCCGGCCTGCCCGAGACGGCCTTTTCCTGGCACCCGGTGCGGCAGGAGGTCGGATCCAGCAAGTACCAGCTTCCCGACGCAATCGACCCCATTTAAGGATTCGGCAGCCGGCATATACTGTTTATTCACACAGTGATTTTGCCATGCCGTTCCGATCTCCCCTCACCCACGCCGAGCTGCGCGCCATCCGCGAGCGCCAGCCCTGGAACCCCGATGTACTGACCCTCCTATGGGAGGTCAAGCGCCTGCGCTCGATGATGCTGCGCGCGTACCAGCTTTCGGGCGAATTTCGCCGGCCGGTCGGCGTCCTCGCCAACTGCTACGACGAATACATGGCTCAGCTGGTGGTCGAGCCCTGTGTTCTCGAGCGCGACGCAGACGTCGCCGAGATGCTGAACGCGCCGGCCAAGCCTCGCAAGGGGATGGGGCCGCGCTAGGATTTGGAATAGAACCGGCGGTTCCAATCAGCGGCGGGTATCACTTCCCATACGGTCGATAGACTCTTGACCCAAGCAATTCGATCCTCTTTTCCGGCAGGCACCTTCCAAAATGTGCGTCCATCCGCGTCGTCAACGCCCACTGCCTGGAAGATGCGCTGATACCAGGCCCGTTGATCCTTCGCATCTAGAAAGTTGGCCTCCATCCAGGCTGACATGTCGAACTTGCCGGGAATAACGACGTTCGGCTCAAAGGCGGCTGGCGCCAGGATGTCATCATCCCACGAGCCGGCTGCGATGGCCGGCACGGCGTCGGAGGCATTCAGGTATGCCCCGTCCTGCTTGAACATCCGCTTGCCGGTCAGGTCGATCAGCACCCAGCGGCCATTCCATTTCGCCTCAAGGCAGATATGCCCTTCGTCGTAGCCGTTCAGGTCTTCGGGCGACGTTCCCATGGTGAGATAGCGCACGGTTCGAGTTTCGATGCCCGCGGGCTTGAAGATGGACGCCACCGCCCAGGTGTGAAGGTTGCCGCAGGTCATGGCCACCTTGCCCGACCTAGCAACGTCATCGGCACGCGCCAGGAATTCGGTCATGCCCTCGCCAGGCCTTTTGAGGTCACGCAGGCCATGCATGGACCACCACGCCGCCGCTGATGCTGTATCACGGACGGTTCCCGGAACGGCTCGAACCACAGACGCCTTCATCGGCGACCAGAAACGATAGAACCCCGGCGCGGTGCAGTCGTATGCCGCACCATCAAACTCATAACTACCCGGCGCGAGCAGCAGAGTGTCAGGGATAGCCAGGGCCCGACTATTCGCCGCGGTCAACGGGAAGCGCTGCACGCCCAGATACCGATCAACCTTCGGCAAGAACTCGCGCGCCAGTACGCCCCGAGAAAAAGGCAGCGCTACAGCGGCGAAAATAAGGCGGCGCCTCAATAGGCTTGGGGTTATGGGCTCCATGGCCAGATTTTGCCATACCTACCGTTTGCCGCGCACCTCGTCGTAAGCGCGCTCACAGGTCAGTCCGGCGATGCGGGAGCTGTCTGCAATAGCCGCAAGCGCTTCAGCTCGGTCGATAGCGCGGCCGAGCATGTGGGCGAGCAGATCGACGGCAGAGGCCCCTGACGGGCTTCCGACGGCAAGGGTGGGATCTCTGCCGGCTGCGGCGCGAGCCAGCGCGTTTGCGCGGGCGCGCAGCCAGTCATGCTCAGCGCGAGCGCCAGCAGCATCAGCGGCCGCAGCAGCGGCCATTCCTTGAGCCTCGTCACGGACTTTCTCCACGGCAGCGGTACGCCGCCTTTCTTCCTCTCGGGCCGCCTCTACAGCGGTCACGGTCGCCTGGGCCTGCGCGTCACGTTCAGCGGCATGCATAGCGTCCGCTCTGGCCAGCTTGGCGTCCCATCGCCACCCTTGCACGACCCAGGCCGCACCACCCAGGACAAGGCCGCCGACAAGCGTCGCCACCGCGTAGCCGCGCCAGCCGATCATCGCAGGCCTGAAAGACATAATCGCTCCTCGTCGAGGCGTCGGTTATATAGGCCCGGAACAAAGACTTTTACCCCCTTGGAGTCCGTGACATAGGACCAGACTGGCGAGCCGTTCGGAGCGTGCGCCAAGGCGGTGCAACCATCGCGCAGCCGGCCGGCGTTGATCAGGCCCACGGCGCGGCTCGCGCAAGTACTTGCCGTGCCAAAGTTGTGCGCGTGGCTGCTAAGCGCGTCAAAAATCGGCTGACTGATTACCACGTCAATGCAGCCCGCCAGCTTCAATTGCCCCTTGCTGACCACCAGGCGCTCAATCTGCTCGCAGCGCTCCGGAGACCAGTAGTCTCCCACCACCAATGTCTCAGGGCTGGTGTGCTTGGTAATCCCCTTGCACACCGTAGGCAGGCCGTGAGCCAACTTGTCGGCGTAAACGATATTCTGTCCCTCACCCTCCCACTTTCCGAGGAAGGATTGAAGACTGGGCGAGAACATCGCCAGAACGCCAGAAGCAACAAGGGCGGCAGCGCCACCCTTGACTTTGGTTCCCAGCCTCATCGTTCACACCTTTCTTTCAACGCCGCAAGACGTGCCTCGCTTTCGGCCTGCTCACGACGGTCGCGCCGGCGCTGGTAATAGAGGTTCGCCAGCAGGCCCACAACGGCTACCAGAAAACCGGCCCATCCAATCCAGTTCACTTGCGCGGCCCATCCAACTACGCCTGTCACAGCGCCTGTCTCGGTAGTGCGATTCGCAGCCACGATCGCGGCATCGTCGAGCCTCATTTTGTAGATCCTTTGGGGCATTTCGCCTTCCCTATGGGCAAAAAAAGCCCGCTCTACGCGGGCAAGTAGAAGCGGTCGTTCCAGACACCTGGATCGACGTCGACCTTCCACCTTAGGCTCTGCGCCTCGACCCACGTTTTTCTTCCTTCTGCCCCCTCCGGCAGTAGCCAGTAGGTATTTCCGTCTGCCGCATCAATACCAACGGCTTGGCAAATGCGCTGCGTCCAGTCCTGTTTTCTAGCGTCGTTCCCGAGGACATTCCATGAGTACGACGCATAGTCCATGCCACCCGGGTTTGCCAGAGGTCCAACGGTGTCGATCTTCGCAGGGTCCGGTGTAAGAGGTGACACGGAAAGAGACCACCCCGGCGCAGCGGCCACGAAGTCTCGGGCCGACAGCGCTGCACCCGACAGAGATCGATAGAACCTGCCCAGGTCCGCATCAACAAGCATCCAAGCGCCATTTCGAAAAATCTCTACAGCCACGTGCCCATCGTCATATCCGTTCGGCGTTTCCATTGTCAGAAATCTAACGATTCTGGCCGTGAATCCGGCTGCCGTAAGCCAAGATAGAAGCCATGGGGAAACCACGCCACACGAGATCCCGACAAACCGCGACCGGGCCTCGTAGTTCAGTTGCGCAATGCTCAGCCCGTTATCCCGAGCGCCGTGCTTGGAGGCGATGGAGAACACACTAGCCATCTCCAGCGGGTCGGAATCCGTGACTGCACGCCTGCCGGCGTTCGCCGGGGACAAGCCCGCGAAAAAATAAACGCCGGGATCGGTCATGTCATAGGCGACGCCCGCGACTGCATACGTGCCGGGCTGCACCAAGAATCCGCTGGGTAACGCTGCCCCGCTGGAAACAACAGGAACATCGTAGGATCCATCGAGATAAAATCGCTTTGCGTTCATGATCACCCCAAGATCTGGACTTGAACGTTGGTGTTTCCGTTGAACGATCCTGTGAGCTGTCCGGTGCCTGACCCCGACCCGCGAACATAGACCAGGGTTATAAAGTTATACCCCTCCGGTATCGTCGGAGACGGCTCGGTCAAGGCAATTGGGGCAACGGTATCCGTGCTAGTCAAACAGGCAGTCCACAGCCAATTAGGAATTTCGGTGCCATTCAGTCCAAGGCGAAACGCATACGTCGTTCCTGCAACAATTTGCGCCCCACCAGTCACCGCGGCCAGCGGAACACCGTTTTCCCAACAGATGAAATCCACCTGTAAATTTGGAACCCCGGACGGGCCCGCGCCCATGCTGAAGGCGGTAATCAACTGTTTGCGAGTTATTTTCGGTTGGCGGTTGTACCAACTCAGCACATACCTATTTTCGAAGTCATCCTTGAATGCAGGTCCGGCCACAATCCTGGCCATTCCAACCAGCGTGCGGGTAGCGTCGCCGGTCTTGATCTCCACGCCCGTGGAAGAATCCGCTGAGTGGCCAGTGGTGGACGCTTCCAGGGCAATGGCCGATCCCGTCCAATAGGCGTAAATGCAATAGGTGGTGGCGACGGAAAGGCCCGTCGCGGCCAACGACACCCCCTCCAACGGAATGGTCCGGTTCGCCCCGTTGATGTAAAGCTGATTCCCGCCGAATGGAGACAGAACGAGCGAGGCACCAGAAAGAGCCAGGCGGCATTCACCTTTCGGACTGACCATGGCGAGCGCCTGCCAGTTTGCGGACGGGCCCGCACCAGGGTCAACGGTGTTGTTCTCCACTTGGCTCATGAAGACCGTATTGCCGTCAGAGCTCCTGATCAACGCCCCTTTCGGATATCCGCCGATCGCCGTGGAAAAGGCAGTGTTGTATTGGTAGAGACCGCCGGCTTGCGCCCACCTGGACGCAGCCGAAACCAAATTCAAAATGCCGTTAAAGTCGGCACCGGCAGGCGGTATACCTCCCGCCACAATCGGCGTCATGGTAACCGGGGGAAATCCGGTTTCAAGCGACGCCAAGCCCGGAGTGGGAGACGCGCTCGTCGGAATGGTGTTCTTGGTGCCGCTGTTCGCGAACGGAACCGGGATAAGGGACGGACTATCGCTAGTTTGCATTGACGACCTCAGTAAAGAATGTTCCTTGGCCGAACGGCGCCATACCGTCGCCGGCCTCCATAAATCCGAATACGTTTGGCGTTGGGATCTCTGCGATCGACACCCCTACCGCCGCTGGGCGTGGTATTGCGTTCGACTGAGTCAAAATCGCCATTTCGAACGGCAGAAGGAAAAATTCGAAGGTGAACCTCATCCGCATGCCGCCCAGATCACTCACATAGCAGCGACCTCGCCCGGCAAACAGGTTCTGCAGGAGCCTGTTAAAACTCGGCGCTGTGCAATCCGAAATATTGGCCAAGGCTTTGACCAGAATCAGCGTCCGATACGCGTCGTCCGACAGGGTGTATGTTTGGGTGCTTTGCTCACCCACCCAGAATGGGGATTGGCCGAACGGCTGCGGCCCGGTGGCGGCCGTAGGCGGGGTATATGCCTCTTCATATCCCAGGTAAGTCTCCGTGCCTGGAATCGTCAACCTTCGCCCAACTCCCACAATGCGGCCCCAGATATCAAGGCCAAACCCCTGCGCTGTCTCTACGTTCCAGACGAAACCGTAGAAAGCATCGAAATCCGCATCCGGATTGATGTACTCGTCCATGTTGTTGAGCAACTGAACAAGCGTCGGGCTATTCGCATACTGGCTGATGAGACTACGGGCAACCATTCCAGGCTTGGGTGTCACGCTCATACTAATGTCACCACAATGTCATCGGCCGAAATCGTCGGTCGACGGTTAATGGGTATCACCACACTCGGTAACGTTGCCGACGACGTCCCTATCAGCAGTGAGAGAATTGACACAGCAGGGCTAACCGCAGACACCGGCGCGTAGTAGCGGCTTGCGTAGATCGTTGACCCTATGCGGGCACGTTGACCGCCGTCGGCACCGTTGAAAGCAGCGATGATCGCCTGCTTGGTCAAATTCACGACGTCGGACGGCAACGAAGTATTGGCAGCGATCTGCACGGCGAACAGGATGGGCAGTGCGTCTGGCGTTTCCCAGCTCACCACATACTGTGGATATGGAAAGGCATACCCATCTTTGTCCTCTATCGTGTAACTGGTGTTGCCGTTGTAATTGGCGCCGACACTTTTCTTGCGCCAGATCGCATCGGCGATCTTGGACGCCTCGCCACCGACCGCCGCCACCCACAACGAATGCGGCGCCAGGGTCACGCCACCTACCATCAACGGCGCATCTCCAACGTTCTCGGTCGCATACACATCGATCACACCATCGATATTGGCAACAGCGGCATACACCGAAGGCAGAGAACCTCGCGCATTCAACGCCACCGATTGCTCACGCCGAGCCTCGAACTCGGCGCGCGACTCGACATTGCTGCCGACCGTTCCAGGGTCAGCATTCAAGACCGAGTCCCAGCCCGGGATTGCCTGATAGATCTGGTTCAGCGTGCCGGCCGCGCAGCTTATGGGGCCGTTGACCGAGCACGAGAACGGCAGATCGATGCTACCCGAAGGGGGGATAACCCCGGCTTGCGTGCAGAGATAGATATTGCCGTCCACCGCCTGCGCGCGGGCGCCCACTGGGATCGTGACGCCGGTCAAGCCTTTGCAGGTCGCGACTACAGTGGTGGCCGTGCCAGGCTTGCGGTCCAGGAAATAGATTCGGCCGATGGCGTCCTGCATCCGGCCGGCGGCGAAGGCAGGGTCCACCTGGTTCACATACGAGGCAAACTCGCTGTTCTTGTCACCGATGATTGCCGTGGTGGTGCTGGCCAGCTGGCCCTGGGGCGTCTCCAGGTTCTTGTTCAGGCCGCCACCGAAGGCGCTGTCCATGTCCGCCAGCACGCCGGCCAGGATCTCGGATTCTTGAGGCAATACGAGGCCTTCCGGCGTGAACTGCACGCGCGGTACTTGGGAGGTAGCCATGGGGTCCCTAGAAAGTGATGGTCGACGTCGTGCCGTTGGTCAGCGTGACTTCGACATAGCCGCTCAGGCGGCGATTCTCGAATGCGGTGATGGTTGGTACGGCATCGGCCACGTCCGGCACGGTCAAGGCCGCGGCGCGCAGCCGTTCGCGCACCAGAGCCAGGGGCGGCAACTGGCCCAGCACCTCGGTCCAGTACGGTATGCCCTTGGCCGTGTCATAGAACAGCTCGCCACGGAACAGCTTGATGGCGCTGGCCACGTCCTGTGCGACCGCGTAGGGATTCGACGCCATCGCGATGTTGCCCGCAGCATCTAAAACCAGGTCCCAGGCAGTGCGATCGAGTAGCAGCGTATTCATGGATTCGGTGTTCCGGTGTTCGAGGGGCCCGTCTGCACGCCCGGGTGGGTATGCGTCGAGCCGACGTCCTTGCCGTTATTGCGCAACGTGCCGAGCGTTTCCATGTTGCCCTGCCAGGTCGAGGTGCCTCCGTATGAGCCGGCACCCTGTTGAACCGTGCCATTCAGCACGATCTGCGGCGAATTCAGGGCGCACTGCTCGCTGGCGTTCACCTCGACGATGGGGGCCACCATAGTCACCCTGGACGGCGACACCACGTTGATACCGCCCTCGGTGAACTGCACATACTGCACCGGCGCGCCGTTGAGCAGGCCGCCGAAGTAGAGGCCATCGGCCATATCGTGCGTGCGCCATGACCCGGGGTTCGCTTGCTGCTTGCTGCCCTTGACCGCCGACAGGTCCCGGCTCGCGAATGCCGCCATGCCGATGTCACCGACCTTGGGATCGAGAATCACGGCATCGGTGCCACCCTGCAGCCGGAAATACGGCAACTGGAACAGCTGGCCATGCGGCACCGCATTCCCGTTTCCGTCCAACTGGTTCACCAGCGGCTGCACGTCGACAAAGCCGACCGGCGACACGCCACCGTTGTTCGTCACCGCGATCACGCGCACCAGCGTGCAGGTGTTCAGCCGATTCAACATCTGCGTCACCAGGAAGCTGATGGCGCCGAAGTCCTGGGAGCCGTCGGCGGCCGCAGCCTGTCCGCGGTACCCGAATTGAGGATCAGCCATTTACCGGCCTCTGGCACAAGATTCTTGACACCCAGGCGCCGCCCGGGACCTCCGCCTCGAGCTGATGCACGAGGCTCACTACCGTCCATTCCCCGTGCGCCGCCTCGATGACCGAAATCACCTGCACACGGTTGCCGAGCCCCAGCTGTGGGGTGTACAGCACGGTGAACTCCACGCCGCCGCCGGTGAAGGTCGGGTAGCCCACCAGGTTGTCGCCCGCCTGGATCAGCACGGGCTCATCGGCGCGGGCGCCGGCCTGCGGCCAAATTGCAAGAATCCCGCGGTCGATCGTGTAGTTGAAGCGCGCCGCGCGAGCGCAGGCTTTCAGCTGGTCCAGCGCTGTTCCAGGAAAATATGGGTTCGACAGCGCCACATCCACACCGTTGTTCTGGAAGGCCAGATTCATGGCCTTGGCCAGGTCCTGCGCAACAACCGCCGCCTGTACCGCTCCCCTGTAACTGCGCGCATTGGTCGGCTTCACTGCCTCGAATGCCGCCGCGAGCGCCACCACATTGAAGACAACCTCGGGCGCCTGGTTGTAGTCGGCCCAGGCCTGGGAGATCGTTCCCTCATAGACGACGGTCAGCGCGTCGCCACCCACGTCTCCGGCCGCGACCAGGATGCGGTTGTTACGCCGCTCGGTCAGGATTGGCCCAACCACGGTCAGCTTGTTGATCATGTCCTGCGACAGGCCGAAGATGCGCAGCTGCAGCTGGGCCTGCGCGTCCCCGTTGTAGGCCACGACAGCCGCCTGAACGCGGTAGCCGGACAGGGTGACAGCGGGGCCGGCATTGTCACCGAACTGACCCTCGGCCAGGTTGATAGTCACGTCGATCCGGCGTTTCACGAAGCTCATAAGTCTGTGCTTTCTCGGTACATCAGCTGGAACCGGCCGCCGAAGCCCGTATAGACGGGGTCATCGCGCCCTTGGGTGTCGACGAACGTCAGGTCACCCACGAAGCCGCTGTAGGTCTCCCGGATCAGCCAGACGCGGTCATGGCACAGCACGGCCATGGCGACAGGCTCGTGATTCACCTGCAGGTCGAGGTATACCCCCGTGGACTTCTGGTAGACGCTGACCTGACAGTTCTGGCCACCCAGCACCACGCTGCAGGCCTGCGCCGGCACGGCGCGCAAAGGGATTTTCCTCATTGGAACTCCGTCGTCAGGATCAACGGCTCGCCAGGCTCGGTGCCGAGCGGAAAGCTCTGCACCTGCCCGTTGCTTTGCTCGTTGGCGCCGTCCGGCTCCGCGGTGCTGTTGAAGGCTGCCTGCGCCGTCTGCCGTACTTCCTCGACATACAGGTCCACGATCAGCTGGCTGGGCCCCGAGCGCGTGTTCCGCTCGTAGGAATAGGCCACCACGTTGGCCGACGGATAGACGATCTCTGGCGTCACCACCGAGAACAGGTCGACGCTCCCCTTCAACGCCTCCAGGGTGTTCAGCAGCGCACCGCGCGACGCGGTGTCGCCGCTGAGGGCGAACCGGAGCATGGCGTCGAACGGCGTGTCCACCTTGTTGAACGACGAGAACGAGCCCTGCTCCACCGGAAAGCTCGAAATCCGCGACCCGTTTCGGAAGCGGATTCCCAGGAAGGTATCGAACAGGAGTACCTGCTGGCCATCCTGGTCATACAGCCCCCAGCGCGGGATGCCGAAGATCAGCGCGGCGATGGCGCCGAGGCCAAGATTGGCCAGCTCTCCCAGAGATGGAATCGTCAGCCCGCGCAGCACCGCCGGGACGCCTGGCACCTGCGGCACATTCGGAAATTCGATCAGCGGCATCAGAAAGTCCCTGTATTCGCTTGGTTGACCAAGCCCTGGCTCCCACCCAGCGCGCCCAGGTCGCGGGCAATGCCCTGACCGTCGGTCGCCTGCGTGTGAATCGTCACCGGCCCGTTGATGTTGACCTCGTGATTGTTCTCGGTGTTCAGCGGCAACGGCTTCGCGCCGGCCTGCGCAATCACCGGCGCAGCTTGGGCAGCCGCAGCGGTCGACGACCCAGCCGCCGCTTCCATGCTGGCGATATGCGCAGCGCCATACAACGCGCCGGCCGCGGCTGCGCGCCTCTCGGCCTCGCCGTCCTTGTCCTTCGGGCGCTCGTAGTAGCGCGAAACGGCATCGCCGGCCTGCTGCGGCGTCTTGGCCGCCTGCAGCTTTTCCATGGCCGTGCGCTCCGTGTTGCGCAGCTCCCAGTCCACGAACGCCAACTGCTGGGCCAGCGTCGCATCCTTCAGATCGATGCCGAACGCCTTCTTGAAGTCAGCCTGGCGCACGGGATGCCACTGGCCGATGCCAACGGCCTGTCCGTTGTCGCCCACCGCCTTCGGGTTCAGGTTGCTTTCTGCCATCAGGTTGGCCACGATGCCGGCCGCCTGCTCGCGCGAGTAGCCTTTCCCCTCGAAGAACTTGATTGCGTCCATCGCACCCTTGTTGCCGCTCTGGTAGGCCGGATTGTTCAGGGCGTCCAACTGGGCGCCCTCGCCCTTATTGAGCGACTTGCTATAGGTGGCCAGGGCAACCCCGCCAGCCACCGTGGCAATCGTCCCCAGCGCCGCAACGCCGGCCGCGCCCGAGGCTCCACCGATCACCCCCAGCGACGCGCCGATCGACGCCAGCGCGGTCGCCAAGGACGCCATGGGCGCCACGATCGACAGCAGCTTCAGGGCCGCCAGGCCGATCAGCACGTTCTTCCATCCACCCACCGCCTGGGCGGCCTGGTCTGCCTTTTCCAGCAGATTCCCGAGGCCGTCCACCACGCGGTCGACCCACTGCACGATCTGCTGGCGATTTTCCAGGAAGTAGTCGCCGACCTTCTGGGCCGCCTTCAACAGCTTCTCGAAGGTGGGAATCAGCGCGATCAGCACCTTGGTGCCGACCGATTCGAAGGTGTCGCGAAGATCCAGGTACACGTTGCGCAGCCGCTGGGCGTCCTGCGCGTCCTTCGACGAGATGGCCGAGCGCTTTTCCTGCGCCAGCACCAGCTGCTGGATTGCAGCCGGCCCCTGCTTGATCAGGTCGAACTGGTCGTCCGAGATGCCCATCATCTGGGCGGCCAGCGCGGCGCGGGCCCGGTCGGTCTTGTAGATCTCCGACACGATGCGCGAGCGCGCCAGCAGGTAGCTGTTGCCGTCCTTCAGGTCCTCGACCTTGCCGCCGAACTGGAAGAACGCCGGCAGGGTCTCGGCGGACATGCCGCGGCGGAATTTCGCCACCTCGCTGGCCGACTGGCGCAACTGGGCGGTGATGCCTTCCGCCGAACCGCCGGCACGCTCGGCGGCCCTCTGCCAGGCCTGCAGGCGCTCGGTGCTCATGTCCAGGTTCTTGGACATCTGCCCGAGGCCGGCGGCGCCGCTGATGGTGTTCGCGGTGAAGTTCTTCAGGCCCATCCCGGCCGTGAACACCGCCAGCAGCGCCAGCGCCTCGTTGCGCATGCGGCTGAAGAACATGGCCGCCTGCTTACCGTTGGCCTCCATTGTCCGTGCGGCACGGCCGGATTCCTCCGTCGTGTGCTTCAGCGAACGATCGACCTCCGCCACGCCTTGCTTGAACCCCTTGGCGTTCAGCTTCAGCTCGACGAACAGGGCATCCAGAATGGTGGCCATTGCTACTTCCTCACTTCGGACAGCACACGCCTGTTGTGCGCGTCCACCGCGATCACCTCAAGCAGGTTGTAGAGATCCTCGGCCCCGTACACGGTCTGCAGGTCATGCAGCATGTGCGGATGCCGGGAGATGACCGCGGCGATGTTGGGCGGCACATTGGCGTAGCTGATCAGCCGGTGGTTGCCGCCGTGCCAGGGCTGGACGCCGAAGTCGATTGGCCGGCGGCTTGCGAAAAATCCAGGTGCAGCGCCACAATCTCGCGGCGCAGCAGCAGGCGCGTGGCCACTTCCTCGATGTCGTCGTCGTCCAGCCGCCGCGTGCCGGCGCGGCCCATGTCCACCTCGACGCACTCCATCATCTTGTCGAAAAGCGGCTTCGCCTGTTCGAACTTCAGGGTTTGGAGCGCCTTCAGGCCGATCGTCGCGAGCCCGGCCAGACCGGCCTGCGCGATGTTGTCGGGGATTTCTACCCCCGCGTTCATCAGCGCGAACATCGCGCGGCCGGCCCACTCCTCGGCGTCGGTCGCCGACAGCTCGGTGATCAAGAACACCTTGCCCTTGTCGCGCCCGGGCGCGCTGATGGTGATGGTCTTCTGTTTGCGCGCCATATCACACCACCGACGGGCTGACGTTTTGCCAGGTGATCTGGAACGTCATGGGTTGCAGGATGGCGCGCGCGGTCGGCACCGGCGGCGCCTGGGTCAGCACCCCGCGCTGGAGCGTGTACTTGCGATCCAGCGACGGAATGGCCAGCGAGCCGTTGGAGTAAAAGACCTCCCGCGCAGTTTTCATCGCGGCGATCCATACCTCGAAAATGTCCTTCGAAGGCGAATCCGCCTGGATTGTGATCGTCTGGATGACAGGCTGCGGCGTGTAGCCGGCGGACATATAGCCATCCACGCCCATCACCGCCTGGGCGAGCTGCACGGCGTCGAATGCGAAGGCGTCGTCCGTGGCATAGCCCTCGATCTTGCGCGGGGTGGGATAAACACCGCCCACCGCCAGCATGAGGACGGAATTGGCACTGGTCAGAGTCGTCATGATGTGTTGCCCTTACAGGACGGCCAACGAGGCCAGGGTGATCTGCTGGACGGAACCGCCGTCCATGTACCAGAACGTCATGGGCGGCGTCTCGCGCGCCTCGCGCACCTGCGGCGTGGCGTCCTTGATCTGCAAGTACCAGCCACGGGTCTGCAGCGTTTCCGAGATGTCCACGCCGGCCTGGTTGTTCACCTGGGCCTTCTGCTGCGCGGACAGCGTCACGCCGGCGCGGATGGCGCCGAAGTTCACCCCCGCGTTGATCGGATCCAGGCAGGCCGCATCGATCAGCGTGTAGCCGTCCAGGTTGTAGGGGATCGAGTTCACCTGCGTGAGCAGCGTCATCAGCGCCTGCTGGAAGGCCGCGTTGAGCCAGATCTGGTTCACATAGGTGTCGATCCACTTCCAGTTGCCGCTGATCTGCCCCGGGTAGAAGAAGCGGAACTGGTCGTTGCTGGTGGCGTAGTCGCCGTAGAAGTTGTAACCGTTGTCGATCAGCGTCTGCGCGGTCGTGGCGTCGGTCACCGAGAACGTCAGGCCCGACTGGCCCTTGAAAGCCAGCGTGATCCGGCCGTTCGTGCGCTCGAAGTCGATCGACGCCACGGCGCCCAGGACGAAAGCCGCATGCTGAATGTCCTTGTAGACCGGCACCGAGCCGGAATACTCGTTCGCCGCGATGCGAGCGGCCCAGCTGGTGGTGCTGCCTTGCTGCGTGGCCGCCACGTCGGTGTCCCAGCCCACATAGACGTAGCGGTTGCCCCGGCTGTTCGTCCAGGCCGAGAAGGCGACCTTGCCGTCGGTGTCCGGCTCGAACGTGGTCATGAAGGACGCCCAGTTCTGGGTGATGTCCGTGATCGCACTCATGTCCGTGGCCGGCACGCCTGCGGCGGCTCCCTGCGACAACACCGCGCCCGTGGCCTGCGTCAGCTTCAGGCCGGCCGCGATCGTGCCGCTGCCGTAGCTGATGGTGCTGGCCGCGCCGTCGGTGGCCGAGGTGATCACGAAGGCCGCGCGCTGCGCATCGTAGGTGCACGAGGCGCCGAACGACGTGAACGCGGCCTGGATGATCGAGGCCGCATTCGAGAAGCTGGTGGCGGCGGCCAAATCGATGGCGCTGGACGTCTTCGCCGTGCCGTCCACGGTCACGGTCAGAACACCCGTCAGGGCCTGCAGCTGCGCCAGCGTGGTCGAGGCCATCGAGCCGCTGCGCACGTAGGCGGCCACGGCCTCGGTAGGATACTGGGCGAACAGCAGGTTGCCCGGCTTGCGCGTCGAGTTGTCGAAGCCGTTGAAGTAGATGCCGGCCAGCGTCGCCTCGGCCGAGGTGGCGCCGAAGAAGCGCTCGACATCGCGCGCCGTGGCAAAGCTCTGGACGGTGCCAACGGGCACCGCGGTGTTATCGGTCAGGATCAGGCCGTTCAGGTCGAGCGCCGATCCGCCGGCGCCGATCACGCCAGGGACGACCTGGACGATTTCACTGGCGGGAATGGACATAGCTTTAAGCTCCCGGAGGGTAGGTAGTGTCGACCTCGACGAGGTCCACGTGGAGTTCGTCCGCAAACTGCTGCGGCACGGTGATGGATGGGTTGAACTGCAGGACCGCGTCGACTGACCAGCGTTCCAGGTACTGATCCTCGCCGGTGATAAACGGCAGTTGCCGCGGCTCACCGGTGTAGAGCGGCTGCGCGCCGCTCGCCTTCAATGCGTCGCAGCCGTAGGAGCTGCGCAGCGCGATGCAGATGGCCAGGGCCATGTCCTGCGCGCCGTCGCCGTAGCAATCCACCTGGGCGTTCCACTGGGTGGGCCGCGTCAGGGTCATGGTGCCGGCGCTCGGCACGTCCGCGTAGGTGGTGCGCGGCAGGGACAGCGCAGGCGCCAGGATGGGCGTGATGTACACGTAACGCCCCGCCGGCGGCGGCACGCGGTTCTGCTGCCCGCGCACCACCGGGACCTGGTCGCCGACGATAACCTGCACGAACGCGCCCAGCGCGTCGACCAGCGCGTCTTCGGTGAGGGAAACAGGAATGCTCATGGTGCCGCGTCCATCTGAAGGGTCACGCCGACCTTGCACCAGTCGGGCCACGTCTCGAAGACCACGGTCACCAGCCATACCTGGCCGCCGAAGACCAGCAGATCGCCACCCTTGGCCAGCGGGCGCACAACGCCCTGGGTGTCGCCGTACATATACACACTGCGCTGCACCCCCTGGATGTTCTGGGCCTCGAGGTGCGCCAGATCCTTGCCGCTCAGCGGCTGCACCTGCAGGCGCGCGGCCGCGTCCGGCTTGTACTTCGGCACCTGCTTGCGCCCGAGGCCGATCTCGTAGCCATCGCTGGCGCGCAGAGTGCCGTCGATCATCGGGTTCACGGCGGCGATGATCGGGCCGGCGATTCCGTGCAGGTTCATGTGTCGACCTCGTAGTCCACGCTGTTCATCATGTGGCCGGTATCGACCAGAGGCTTTTCGAAGCCCTTGCGAGCCACGGTGACAGGCGACAAGGCCGGGCTATCCAGGTGCCGGATGGATTCCTGCAGCTGGCCCTTGATGCCCTCGCCCATCTGGCCGAGCGTCTTGTCGATGTCGTAGTCGGAGTTCTTTGCCACGGCACCGAGGGCGCGTGGCCAGTCCTTCTGCTTCTCGGCAATCATCGACCGGAAAAATGGCCGCGGGGGCTGGTTGCGGTCGGGTCGCCCAAACTCGTTGACGGCGGCCACCAGCGCGACCGGGGTACCGTCCGGATAGGTGGCGCCTTCCAGGAACCCGACGCGCAGCGAGCCGCCGTCGCCCATTTTCTTAGCCATGTCCTCCAGCCGCCGCACCAGGGCCTCTCCGCCCTTCAGGCTTACGGCCGCCATGGGATCACCACCGGGACCGCGTAGCCGGTCGGTGCGGGCCGATAGCGGCCCACCCGATACTTGGCGGTGGCCTCCCAATACTGGGCGCCATAGCCGGTCTGCGCATACCACTGCGCCGAGCCGGGCGCCACGTTGTATGCGGCCGAGACCGACACCGAGCCCTCGGTGGCGCTGCTGATGCGGCCCACCAAAGACCGCGGTCCCTGGCCATTTTCACCATAGGTCAGCGCCGCGATGTGGGCGGTCAGCAGATACAGGAGGGCCTTGCGCTCGTCGACATCACAGACCGCGCTGCTGTCCTTGTTGCTCAGGTACAGCGTAGCCATGCTGAAGGCATGGTTCAGCTGCGGATCCGTGAGCGTCGCGAAGGACGGATAAATCAGCCGAAACTCAGCGGGATCAAAGACGACGACAGCCATGGGCCGCTCCTATTTCTTCTTGCCTTCGTAGTTCTCGGGCTTGATGCCGGGCGCGGGCGCCTCGGGGTCCAGACCTTCCAGTCCGGATTTCTCGTCCTTGCGCTCCTTGGCCTTCGAGACGGCGCTGCGCTCGCTGCCCTGGGCGAAGATAAGTTCCTTCTTGAGCGGCTGGAAGTCGGGGTACAGCTTGCTCCATGCCGCCCAGAACTCGGCATCCACTACGGTGAGTCCATGGCCAGCGATGGCTTCCGGATGGTTGGCACCGTTCAGGGTGACGGAGGGCGCGCCGGGGATATCCAGCACCAGGCCGTTGGGCAACTTGCACGCGATGGTCACAGTCGACATATCTCTTCCTCGAATGAAAAAGAGGCGCCACATGGGCGCCCCTCTGGGTTGCTGCGCTTCGCGCTGGTCAGACGCCGATCATGGCGGCAATGGCCATCGGCACCTTGATGATGGCGCCCCACGTTCCCTGCGACTTCTTCTGCTTGAAGCTGGAAGTGTCGCGAACGATGGCATGGGCGCGCATCTTCTCGGTGAAGGCCGCGGTGCCGACGTTCTGGCCGTCGATCGATTCGGCGATGAGCTGCACCAACTGGCCCGAGCCCGTCGCGTACTGCACGGCGGTTTCCACGGTCAGGTTGGGGAAGTTCTTGGCCAGCATGTCGCTGACGTTGACGTTGTACTGGTTCGTCTTCGTCAGGTTGACTTCGGTCTCGGGCGACATGCACAGCTTCAGCTTGTCGCGACGAGTGACCAGGCCACGGGTCTGCGTCACCAACTGGCCGTAGATCTTCACGATGTCGTCGTAGACCGCCTGGCCGTCCTTGCCCGACCACAGGGTCACGCCGCCGACCGAGATCGGGGCCACCGGCGCCGACAGGTTGGGGTCGTTCAGCAGGCCGTAGTTCTGCAGGCCGGCGATGCCGAAGAAGTAGCTGTTGTCCTGAAACTTGTTCAGCACCAGGGCCGACGCGATGTTCAGCTCGGACGCCCAGTTGATCTTCGCCTGGCCGGCCATGTCCAGCTCGCGTTCACCCCATTCCGTCATGGTCTGGTAGTGGTACGACTGGCGCTGCGGGAAGTTGGTGTTCGCGCCGGCGCGGCCGTTGTTGTTGAAGTCGCCGTAGGACGACACTTCACCCGTGGATTCCACCACCGGGAAGGTAGCCGTCAGGGTGGTCCAGTCGCCCTTCTTCGACTCGCCCAGGATCACGGCACCCTGCATGGGCGTCGTCAGCACGCGGGTCAGCTCGGGGTCGATGTAGTTCAGCAGGTAGCCGGGAATGCCCGAGTTGCTGACCGTCACCAGCGGGCCGGCCGCGTCCATGGCCAGGCCATAGTCGGCGCGGAACTCGTCGGGCAGATAGTCCTGAGCGCCCGGGAACACGATGCCGAAGTGCTTCTCCAGCAGCGCGAGGTCTTGGTTTCGTTTCATTGCTTTACCCCAGGTTGGTGGAGGTCATCTTGATGAGGGCACCGATGGCACCCGCACTGCCGACGAACATATTGGTTTCGGTGTGACCGGAAATCGTGTCACCGGCTGCACCGGTCGATACCGTGCCGTCGGTGTTGGACGCGAAGATCTTCTGCCCGATGGTGGCCACGGTTTTGGTAGCAACCCAGAAGTCGCCACCGTTGTGCAGGGTGACGCCCAGACCTTGCGGCACGATCATGGTCGATTCGGCCAGCCAGATCGTGATGGCGCCTTGCTGCTCGCGGTGAACGAAGCCGGTAGGCGCGCCGGCGCCGGCATTGCTGACCAAGCCATCCGCGTCCGCCCAGGCGAAGCGGCCCACCGTCACGCCATCGGCGTCAGCCACCAGGGTGCCAGGGCCAGCCAGCACGGTCGAACGCGGGTTCGAGCTGGCGAAATCGCCGGCAACAGCGGCGGCGGGTTCGATGTAGACCTGTTTCTGAAAGCCCATTTAGATCACCTTGGGAAGATGCGGAAAGCGGTCGCGGAAGCTCTTCTGAGCGGCCGAGTCCATCGCCACGCGCGGGGTTTGCGGGGCCTGGTCTTGCGCCAGGGCCATCTTGACCATGGCACGATAAGCCGAGGGCGGCGTATCGGTCAGGTCAATGCCCTTGGCGTCCAGGGCCATCTTGTAAACCGCCTCGGCCGAGTCCTGGGCGACGATCTCGCCGAGGATGGGCCGGCATTCCTGCTCGGCGGTGCGGATCGCGGTCATGCGCTGGACCGCCGCCTGCTCGCCGGCTTTCTGGGCCTTGGCCAGAGCCTGATCCATCGCCTGCTGGGTCACCGGTCCGGGCGGCGTGTCCGGGGTGTGTGGCGGCTCGTCGTTGGCTGCGGGCGGCTCACCCAGGGCTGCCATGACGCGCGCAGCTTCTTCCGGGCCCAGCTTCTCACCGAGCATTTCCCGGATTTTGCCCATCAGCTCGTCGTCTTGGGCGACCGGCTTGGGCTCGACCGTATCGTCATCCTCGTCCTCGCCGATCGGCGCCACGGCGGGATCGGTGAAGACCTCGATGACCTCCTTCAGGTCTTCCAGGTCGGCGTCCTGCGCCAGCTTGCCCTTAAAGTGGTTCTGCATGGCGCGGATGATGCGCGGCTGCTCGGACTTCAGGTTTTTGCGGCTGACGCCCTTGAGGAAGGGGGTCAGGTCGCCTAGTGCCGCGTCCTGGGCCAGCCGGGGCCGGATATGCGCCCCGAGTGCCCCGGCGACGACGGCGGCGGTTTTGCTCAGTTTCATTTTCGGGATCTCCGAAGGGTTGAGGGTACTGCTGTCGCCTACGACGACGTCCGGGCCTGCACGGCCCACTTCGACAAGCGCGACGTGATTGCCGCGGATGTCTCGCATGACCCCGTCGTATGCGACGCCCTCATACATGCCGGGCGTCATATCGGCACGGTAGCGATAGGCGCTCGAAAGCTCCTTCTGCTCATCGGACTCGATAAGCGCGATCGCAACGGCGTCCCATACGACGAGGGAATTCTTCAGGTACGGCGCCAGGTAGGAGGCGTTCGAACCAGTGGCCCCAACCACAAACTCTTTCTGCGGCTCGGCGGCCGAGACGGGGATGTGTTTGGACAGCAGCGGGATGTTGTTGAAGGTCGGCGCCGCCTTTTCCAGTTCCTGCGGATCACGCAGCAGGAAGTAAATGCGGTTGGCGTCGAGACCCAGGACCTCCCAGTCCGGGATCTCGCTGCCGCGGTACGGGTTGACCGTGGCCTTGCTGATGTTGCTGATCTCGACATGCATACGCCCGTCCACGTCGATCGTGCGGACTGTGGCGCGGTCGAAGGCCAGGCCGTGGTGCTTCTGCTGTTTCATGGGTCGAATCCCGGGATGATGCTGATGGCCACGCAGCGGCAGTTCGGCAGTTCGCCGGGACGAATGTAGTTGCCGTCGATGAGCATGCCCTTGTCCACGTCGTAGACCTTGCCGTCGGCTTCCTGGTGCGACTTGCGCGGGTGTTTGCCGCCGCGCGAGTGCCGCCACTTGGCCTGTTTGATGCCCAGACCCTGCTGGCGTACCCGCGTGATGGTGGCCGTGGCCTTGTTGTTCTGGTCGCGGGCGATGAAGGCCGCGCGCCGCTTGGTGACGCCATACCGCTTCTGCAGGTCCTCGACCAGCCCTTCCAGGTCTCGCCCCTGGGTCACAGACCGCATGACCATGCCCTGCACCTCCTGCAGGTGCTCGGCGGCGATCGACTTGATCAGCCCGACGTTCTCCTGCACGGTGGCCTGGAACACGTCATTGGCCGCCCGGGTCAGCTGGAACTGCACACTGAACCCCTTCTGGCGCAGGGCGTTGCGCAGCGAGATGTCCGCCGCGCTCATCGATGTCTCGGCGAACTCGTTTGCCACCGGCTGGGCCACCTCGTCGAAGCGGCGCTGCCATTGCTTGGCCAGGCGTCGCATCATCTTGGTCAGCGCCATGGCTGGGCTTTCGTCCTGGGCGATCTCCGGCACATTGCGCCGGTAGGCCGCCGTCAGCCAGTACACCAGGGACCGCTGCATTTCATCGATAAGGCGGTCCAGGCGCTTGCGGTAGGCCGCCTCGATCCCCTGGTTGGCGTGCACGGGGCGCAGCGGCACCTCGCGGCCGGTAGGTGAAACGAGGTCAGGCATTGACGTCGTCCTGCGGTTCGTCGTCCAGGGGTGGCGGCGCGTCGGGCACCGGGTCGGGCACACCATCGCCGTCGTCGTCATCCAGATCTAGCGAGTGGTAGCCGTTCGTCTCGTCCGCCGCCACGCGCTCGCGCTCTTCCTGCGGGCTGATGGCGCCAGATTCGATCAGCACTGCTCCGGTATCGGCGTCCAGCTTGCGCACCTCGGCCTGCTCCTTCTCGCTCATCTGCCACAGGGGCACGAAGCTGAAGGTGATGTCGGGGTCGATCTCGCCGAACTCGCTAAGTTGGATCACATCCAGGCATTGCTGCAGCGGGTCGCGGAATACCGATTCCTGCGCCGAGTGCATGTCGTCGTAAAACACCCGTATCTCGCCGTCGGCGGTCGCATTCAAGCCGCTGGGCGAGATGCCCATCAGCTTGACCAGCGGAATGCCCGACACGACCGAAAGCTGCTCCAGAGACTGGTTCTGCAGAGCATCCAAGCCGGACAGGGGGACATTCTCGAATCGGAAATCCTCGCCGTCCTTGTCAATCGCCCACGCACCTCGATTGGTACGCATGCGATTGAACAGGTCGACCCGGTTGAACACGTCGTTACCAGGCTCCCCGGTTAACACCGCTGCCATGTTGGTGGCGAACAGCGGCACCGAGAACCCATCTATCAGATTGGCCACGGCCTGGCGGGTCTTCAGCCAGTTATCCACGTACGGAATCGCAAGCTGCGTCATGGACATGCCGCCGAAGTTGTACGACGGCTTCAACAGGTCGGGCACCTCGCGCGACACGATGTTGAGCAGGCGGCTGCTGTGCACCTGGCGCCCCAGCACAAACCAGGACGTCGGCTTGTAGAAGTCCGGCCGCATTGGGTTGTCGCTGTTGTAGAGGTACGGCGTCGTCCAGACCGGGTCGATGACCTTGAAGCCCACCAGCGCGCCCTTGGCAATCTTCGCGGGACTCTTGACCAGGATGGACTTCAATTCATCCGGGTCAGCCCACGCCAGCATGCCGCTAGGCGTCTTCACGTCGATGTAGATCTGCGAGCGGCCGAACAAGCCATCCTGCAAGGCAGCCAAGCGGAACTTGGCGCGCAGGCGGTGGCGGCGCATGGCCTTCTCGATGACTTCGAGCTTGTCGGCCTTGTCGTCGTCGCCCTTGACCTCCAGCTTGATCCACTTCCGGGTCATCTCTTTGGCGATGACGTCAGACATCTTGCGGTACTCGGGGCGCTGCGAAAGCTCGGCCAGGTACGGATACCCGATGAAGCCCATGCCGGCGTACGCCTCGCTCACGTAGGCATAGACGGGGCTCATGGCCTCGTCCATGGCCAGCACGGACTTTTCCTTGTCTGCGGGAATCACGAACGGGGCCACCGCTGGGCGCTTGAACTCGCCCTTCGGCGTGGCCGGCGGCTCAGACGGCGGGATATTGGAGCGGCCCAGGGCTTCCGCGCTGATCTTCATCCCTGGCTCGCGGCGCGCGGCCGGGGCCGGCGCAGGAGCCACAAGGGCATTCCTGCGCAAGATCCAGTCGAGTAATTTCATGCGCGCCTCATGGCTTCGGGGTTGATTGTCATAGGCCGCTTGGTGATCAGCTCGGCAAAGGCCCGTGAGAGCCCGTCGACCTGATCGTCATGCTTGCCGTTAGGAAATGAGCGCAATTCGTCTATCAGCGCCTTGTTCCAGTCGCCGCGCAGCATCAGCACGTTGCCGACGTTGACCTGGGCGGCGAACGGCTCGGCGCGCACGACCTTGTCGCCGCTTTCCGGGCTGCTCACGATCCGGTAGCCGGGCATGCCGCGCGTCAGGTACAGCACCTGCGTCTTGCCGGCCTGCCCCGGGTCCTGCGGGATGCTGATCCGCACCTGTCGGCCGTCCAGCGCCGCGGTGTTCTCCAGCGCCTTGTCGCGGCGGTCCGGGCCCCACTGGCCGCGCACCATGTCCCCGATCACGTACTGACCGGTCGGCAGGCGGCCCAGCTTCGGGCCGGCCGTGAAGTCGCCCGCGCCGTCGGTGCTGGCGAAGTCCCAGCCGCGCACCCAGTCGATGCGCCCAGCGGGCAGCGCGTCGATGACCTGGATCTGGTCGGGCCTGAACAGGTCACCATCCAGCGGCGTCGGCAGCTGCTGATACAGCGACGACCAGGTGCGTGAGTTGCTTTCGAACTGCGCCCAGTGCTGGCGATCGAACCATTCCGGCCAGAGGTATTCGCCCCGGGCGCGGCCCAGCGGGTCGCTGTCGACCTCGCAGCGCGCCTGGATGCACAGCACCTCCCAGTCGTTGCCGTCCTTGCAGCGGATCAGCCCGCTTTCGCCCTTCCAGTCATCCGGCAGAATCCGGCCGGCCAGGTCGTCCTCGTGCCACCGCGTGGTGATCAGGACAATCCAGCCGCCCGGGATCAGGCGCGTTTTCAGGTCGTCTTCGTAGGCGTCCCAGGTCTTGTTCCGGATCGTCTCCGAATTCGCCTGCTCGCGGCCCTTGATCGGGTCGTCGATGATGATGCCGTGGGCGCGGTTGCCGGTGATGCCAGACAGGATGCCGCAAGCCATGTACTCGCTGCCGTTGGACAGCGCGAATTCCTGGGCGGCGTTCGAATCCGACACCAGGGCCGCGCCCCAGATGTTCCGGTACCGCGGCTGCTTGATGATCGAGCGCGTGCGGCGCCCCATCTTGCGGGCCAGGTCGTCGCCATAGCTGGCCAGGATGACGCGCCGGCCGGGCGTGGCGCCCAGGTACTTCGAGGGGAACACCACCGACGCATACGTCGACTTGGCGCTCCCGGGTGGCATGCAGACGATCATCCGGCCGTGCCGGCGCTGGCTGGTCTCTTCCAGCTTGGCCAGCAGCAGCCGGTGGTGCACCGCCATGGTGGTCTCGATGGGCTCGAAAAACTCGGCGTCCGGGTCTTCCTCATCCACCGGCCGGCCTGGCACCTCGATCGCGTTGGCGTACTGGAGGATGTCAGCCCTCGCCCGCCTCCGGATCAGCAGCTCCCGGGCCGCTTCCTGCCGCGAGGGCAAGTAGCTCTTCGTCGGTGAAGTCATCGGCCTTCCGCGGCGGCGTGTTCAGGTTGATCTGTTGCGATACGGGCAGAATGCCGTAGGCCTCGCGCTCCAGGGCGATCAGCACCTTGAGCGTTTCGGCCAGCTTCTTCAGCCCGTCAATGCGGGACGCCATGGAAATGGCGCGGTTGTAGACCGTCTCGCGCTTTCCCTGGGCGCCGTCTTCGTCACTGCGCAGGAACTCGGCCAGGTCGCGGAACAGTTCAGGGTGGCCGGTCTCGGCCTCCAGCTCCACCAGCATGGCCTCGGTGGCCTCGCGCATTCGGCGGATGGTCGACTTGTGCTTTAGCTTGACGTCGGCCAGCGCCTGGGCGCCGATGGCGATCTCTTCCTTGACCCGGTGCGCACTCGATTCACTGCGTGCCGTGGACTGCGTACTTAACCTGCGTACTTCCTCCCTGCGCACGAGCTCGTCGGCCTTGGCCTGGACTCTGGCGTTCAGGTCACGGGGCCACTCGTCGCGCTTGGCGCGCTTGCGGATGGCCCCCTCGGTGATGCCGTGCAGGGTGGCGAGTTCGCGCAAGGACATGACGCCCGCGCGGTAGCCCGCCTCGATGCGCTCCCAGTCGGGTGGCGCCTTCTTGGGCTGTGTCACGATTATTCCGTCTTGATGCGCATCCCGCGCTCTACGACGCGGGCGACTCGTTGATAGTTGGGCTCGGCCCCCGTAAGCATGCAGCGCAGGCGAATGCCATAGAGGTAGGGCAAGACCCACCAAGCGGAGCGAACGATGAGCGTGAGAACGACTTTTTCCATAAAGGCCTCAGATCGTTGCGTCCATCCGACTACCCGCCACGGCGGGCTGGGCGCGGCGGTTCTCGTCGTGCTGGCCGCCGGCGACAAGACCGGAAAGAAGTGCCCCGCGCATTTGCCCCTGCGCGGGCGCCAGGCCAGCTGAGGCGACTCATGGGGGTGTTGTTGGTGTGGGGCCCCTCCCCCAAAGCACGCATTGCACGTGGCGCTGTGTGGCGCAGGGAGACTTCGGGCGGCGCCGGTCGGAGCCAGTGAGACGGGGTCATCCCCGCACGCAGCGGCCGCGGCGGCTCACTGCTGTCTGGTCGATTGCGGCGGCTGTTCCCACAGAGCAGAGGCCAGAGCATGACGTCTGCCAGCCGGTGCCCCTGCTCTCTGGAAACGCCCATGAAAAAAGCCCCGGCTTTCGCTCGGGGCTTGCTTTCTTACGGCCGAACGACGCCCGCCTTTCGGGCATCGGGGTCACGTCGTTAGACGGTAGTCTGACTGTCTTGATCGAGATTATGCACGCGCGCGGCGTACTGTGCAACAAAATCTTCGAAGTTACCGACAGCGCGCACCAAAATGTCGTCGTACTCACGCGGCCGGATATTCAAGCCCCGACAGGTCATTTTCCAGTAGGCATGTCCTACGTAGTGGGCTCGCAACAGCTCGCGGTGCAGATGGAGTACGCGATAAACCGAATTTCTCCATGCAGCCTCCAGAAAATCTGCATCGGACTCATCCCACTCGTCCCAAGGATCCTCTTCCAAGTTCCGCGTCTGTCCGGCACGCCGCGCGAGATCCTTGCAAACCTGATAGGTCGGAGAAACGCTACGCCGCCGGCGGTCTCGCATGACTTCGCCCCAATTCTCGAGGCGGGAATGGAAGTCGGCCGGCAGACGGTCCAGCAGCATTTTGGGTGTCGTCATTCGCTACGTCGCTCCTCGAAAAGTCGGCACCGCTGGCCTACCTGCATGCCATGACCGCAGGCCAGAATGCGGCGCCCGTCGAATTCGCTCTTGATCAAGCGGATATGCGCGCAGCCAGCGCAACTGCGCACAGGCGGCGGCTCCTGGCGGCGCTCCAGCACCTTGGCCGGGTCACCTCGATCGGATTGGCGGGCCCATGTCATGCTGCGCGCTCCTGGGCCATTCGGTGCTGGGCCGTGAGTGCGACACCGAGAGCTGCCCA